TCATTGACCGTATCTCTTTTTAGGGTCAAAATTGTTGAATAGTTCAGCTGTCTCATCAGCTAATTTTTTTGTTACATGGCCATATCTATCGAATGTAGTTCGATAGCTGGCGTGACCGACTCGTTCTTGAATCGCTCTATAATTTGCACCAGCTTCAATTAATAAAGTAACCATTGTATGACGCAACTCATGAAGTCGTATTTTTTTCAGGCCATACTTTTTAGTGAACTTGGACCATTTTGCAGTGGGGGTTGTGTAATAATAGGGTTTACCTTTCCCACTATGAAAAATGTATTGATGCTCTCCACCTTCCCAAGCATCACATAATCTCAGTTTCTCTTTTTTCCACATTCTATAGTACTTCTCAAGCTCTTCCATGTACCAATCAGGCATTTTTACAAAGCGCTTGGATTTTTTTGATTTAGGATCTTTGATAAGTGGTTTTCCATCAATTGTTTTTGGAATTGAACGATTTACATAAAAACCTCCTGCATCCCAATCAACATCTAAATGCCATTCAAAGGCTAATCCTTCTGCTCTTCTTAGACCTCCAATCATTGCGCCCAAAAAGTACAATCTCCACATTATATCAATCTGATAAAGAGCTTCAATGCATTTTTTAGCTGCTTCTGAATCATAAAATTGCATTTCTTTGGTTTCAACAGAAGGGGGGTCTAAATCTTCGGTTGGATCTACTTTTATTAGTTTCCATTGCTTAACAGCAACTTTGAACATTGCCTTTAGAACTTTGAATATGTCGTATCTGGTTGAACTTGATAAACCTCCTGGTTTGCCGTCTTTTCGAATTCCGTCTTTTTCAAGTGAATCCATAAAGTCAACAATATGCATTGTTTTGATCTGATCTAATCTCCTATGACCGATTGCTGGCAGAATATAGTTTTTAATATGACTCTCATGCATTTCAGATGTTCTATGAGCAAATTTCTTATATAAAATTCGTTCTTTATATTCGTTTGCAAAAGACTCGAAGGTTGTTTTTTCGGGCGATATATATTCACCAGACGTTACTTCCATTTCAAACATTAGGAGTTGCTGTGATAAATATTTTTCTCGCTTTCTAACGCTGTTTAGAATTTTTGGATCTTCAATTTTGATTGTTTTAGTCTTCCTATTGCGTTTGCCTTTTGAATCATAACCGTTCTCAACAACTAATAAAAATGACTTTTGACCTCTAGCCATCCAATGACCCATGATTAACACCCCGCTAAATAAAGTTTCTCTGAAAGCAGTTTCCTTTTGTACATTTCAAGCCGTTTAGTTGCGAAAGGGTATGTGACGTTAAAGGTATCCCCAATTAACTTTATAGCCTCCGATTGCATGCGCGGCAACGAAATCTTTTCGAGCATGAATGTCGGTACACAAAAGTGATACATGAAACTATTGGCCTGGTACTCTTGCAGCTGGCGAAACATACGATTCATATTGAATTGGTTTCCGCAATGTTTAATCACATGCCCGAGTTCATGGACAAAGTCCTCCCATTGCTGTTGACGAGAAGTCCTTGAATCCAAAACCATGCTATAAAGACCATTTATACAAAACATGCTGCTGCCTTTTCTTTCGTAGTGAATCCAAATCTGAAAAGCAGCCGCAATCCGTTCCATGTAAACCTCTTCAGGAGTAAACATATTCAATTTTGTATAAATCTTCTTTACTTCTTCTTCTAGATGAGATAACTGAATTGTCATAATAGCACCACTTGGTGGGAATATATGTTCTGTTTTTGGTGTGAAAGAAAAGCCCTTTGAAGGGCTCTTCGTTACGCTGCTGTTGTCTGAGATTTGTCTTTTCTAACGAGTCCCATGATACCAGGGATAATAAGAAGTACAGCAGGCAGTAAGTAGAATAAAGAAATACAAATTATGCCACCGACACCGGAAATGATGAGTAAGATTCCACCTAGTTTTCCTTTCTTTCTAACAATTACAGAAGCAACAATACCAAGGATGGAGAGGAAGATAGCGCCCCAACCTAAACCGATAATATCGCTTGTGCCAGATGAGTTAAAAGAGGCATCAAGACCACCAACAATTAACGCCAAAAAGGCTCCAATAAATCCAAAAATTCCACCAATTAGACCTAAAACAAATTCAGTTGTTCTTTTCATTTCAAAATCCCCTTACTTAACTGGTACTGTGATTGATACTGCTTTGTTATTCATAAAGTCTTCAGTTATAACTTCACCAAAGTTCAATTTGATTTCTTTAACGCTATCAACGTCAATCTCTTTTCCTTCAGGAGCCGTAAATTCAAGAACTCCTTCTTGTTTAACGCCACCTTGAACTTCTCCGCCAACTTCTCCATCTGTTAAGAACATGTTTGCAGATAACTGCATGCTGCCAATAACTGCATTTCCTTGGTCAGGATAGAAAGTTAGGACCTTGTCGGTAGTATTTTCAATGTTTAGACCAACGTTTATTTTGTCTTTCATGATCTTTACGTCGCCCAGGTTAACTTTCATTCCCAGAGCTTCAGCAGATTGTTTGCCTGCATCGACTTTTTTAGAGCCGTCATCTTTAGTCTCTTCAGTTTTTTTGTCTTTTGAATCACTACTCCCTGTAGAGACATCATCTGTCGAGCTACATGCTGCTAACGCAAGTGCTAGTCCCAAAGACATGAATAAAACGAACCGCTTTTTCAACCTAATTCTCCCAGTTCATAAATTAGAATACCTATTAATAATCGGCTAAAACTGCCAAAAATTCAAGAGGATTTTGCCAAAAATGTTAATAGATTCATAAAATTAACGGGGATAAGATGGTGAATTCACTTAACGGATCACCTCAAAATTTGCGGTTGAAAGAGAATATAACCTCAAAGATCACCTCAATTTTTGAGGTTGAAATCTTTTCAACTGAATAGTTTACCTCAAATTTTGAGGCGAAGTGTTCAGCATTAATTAAACTAAACAAAACAATAATAATAAATAAAGAATAATGAGCTTGTTATATCATTATTTGTATCATTTGAGTTAATCATCATCTTTTGAACTTTTACGTCCTTTTGATTTTTCTTTCTCTTTTAGGTAATTGATAAAATCTATAGTTTGTCTACGGGCTTCCTCAGAAAAGTCCGCTGCTTCTTTAAAGGCAATTTGAAGGTCAGGATCATCTGTAACATTGTAAGGAGTCTTTTCTTCTTCGACCACAGGCTTTGTATTAGAGTAACCCAATAAATAATCGGTTGTTACTTCAAAGAAGTCGGCTATCTTTTTTAATGTTTCATAATCAGGCTGTCTATTTCCGATTTCATACTGAGACAAAGATGAACGTGTAATCTTCAATTTATCTGCTAAGCCCTGCTGTGTAAGCTTATTACTTTTTCGTAGTTCAACTAAACGGTCACTTAACATAATTAACTCCAACTTTCTTGTGACATTTTGATCCAATCACAATTATAAGACACATTATGTAGCAAAATAAACATTTGCCACAAAAAGTTGCAAAAGGATATTGACAGCCACAAAGTGTAGCATTATACTTTAGTTAAGTTGTTACTAATTGTGGCAAAAGTGAGGTGAGAAATTTGGAAAACGTTAAAGAAAGAAAACTCCTTTCAAACATTAGAAAATCAATAGGTTCACAACAGATAGTCGCCGATGATCTAAAAATATCGAGACAATATTTAAGTGCTTTAGAAACTGGTGAAAGAAATCCAACAGTAAAATTAATGGTCAAAATGTCTAAGTACTTCAACGTAAGTGAAAAAGAACTATTTCCCGATCTTTTTTTTGAAATCGAATGCCACGATTCGTTGCAAAAATCATATACAGCATAGGAGGTTACGAAATGACTCGCAATACAATGACCGTGCAGGAAGCGGCTGAATACCTTGGTGTTCACCACGACACGATTTACACAATGGTTCGTGAAAAAGAAATTCCACACTTCCGAGTGCGCACACGTATTTTCTTCACTAAGCACAACATAGATGCGTGGATCGAAGCACAGGAACAAGCAAATATGAAGGAGGCTCTATAGAGTGAATCAGATTGTTTTTATTGAAGGCAACCAAGCCGTAACAGACAGCCTGACGGTGGCTGAGGTATTCGGAAAACGACACGCCGATGTAATAAAAAGTATTGAAACACTCAATTGCTCCAAGGAATTTACTGAACGAAATTTTTCGTTGAGTGATTATCAAGATGCAACTGGTCGAACGTTAAAAAAATATCTAATCAAACGTGATGGACTCACATTTTTAGTTTTTGGTTATACAGGCGCAAAGGCAGCGATATTCAAAGAAAAATACATTGCGGAGTTTAACCGCATGGAAGCAGAGTTGCAAAAAATGACTCAGCCGTCCTACATGATCGAAGATCCAGTCAGCCGGGCAAAGCGATGGATCAGCGAGCAGGAAGAACGGCAGCAACTTGAACAAACATTGAAGATTCAAGAACCATTAGTCAACTTTGCACAGAGTTGTATGGCATCAGAAAGATCAATGCTTGTTCGTGAACTGGCAAAGCTTGCTTGTAAAAACGGCATTGTAATCGGTGAGAAACGGCTCTTTCAAAAGCTACGCGAATGGAAGATGATCATGGCCAATAGAAATGAGCCATACCAGGCATATATCGAGCGCGGTTACTTTGAAATCGCACAGGGGGTGCGAGATGTAAACGGCACGCAGAAGTCCTGGCTGACAATGCGTATCACTCCGAAGGGACAAGCCTTCATCATCAATAAGCTGAAACAGCAAGCGAGCTAGTTCCTTCATTAATTAAATTTTACCATTTAAAACTAAATATATCAGGGGGCGAACTTATGTCGAACAATCCATACAATATGGACAATTTACCCAGCATTCTCAGGCGGGAACGCAAAAGGGCGAAATTGTCGCAGTACCAAATTGGCAAGGTTATCGGGAAAAGAGATCAGTCGTATGTCTCGAATGTCGAAAACGGTATTTTTCCTTTAACGCCTGAATTGTGTATCAAGTGGTTTGAGGCTTGCGGGGCTTATGAACATATCGATCTCGTTCATTTCTTGTTTAAGCTTCATCCAACAGCAGCGGCGCCTATTGATCCAGCGTTAAATGAGAGCGCAAGTAGCGCAGTTATCAATATGATTCATCAGCTCGAAGAGGCATTACAAGCTACAAAGCATTTGGCGCGCTGGCTGGCAAATGATCGGCCCGGGAGGTCAGATGATTTACCGATGGGGGATATTAAACAAATATTTGATCTAATCCCAGCAAATAAAACACTGATTTATTCGTTAGTGCGGAGTCATGGATTGAATATGCAAGAACTGGCTGACAGGTGGACTCGCAAAGCATTAATGGATCGGGTTGCTATGGCAAAACAAGAAGAAAGGAAGGCCGTTTTAGTATGAAAACTAATCAGTTTTTGAAGTCAGATGTAGATGCAGCAAAAAGAAAAATTGAATCTGCGGAAGAGCTTTCTATCATGCTTTCAGAAGCACTACGTGATGGTGATTATGAAGAGGCAATCAGTCTCGCCGGGAGTATCAAAGTTCTTACTGAGGATATCAGCCGACTGGCTAATAAAGGTAAATTGTATGAAACAGCTATGAAAATGAAACAACGAGGTATCAATTTGGCAGTGATAAGTAGGTGTTTGGGATGAATCTTAGAAAATTTGAGCTCGCGGCAAGCTTCTTGCGACATGCCCAAAAGGCGGCATATTCAGAGGAAGATATCAAAGGAGCTGTGAGCATTCTCCATAAGGAATTTTACTCTTTAGAAAATGCAATCGACAGTCTTGCTGAACTTGCTAAAGCAAAAGAAGGAGCTGGAGAAGATTGAACATCGAAAACCCAATGATTCTGAACAACTGGCACGACAGGCTGACTGAGCCAGAAACACAAAAGGATTTTTTCGGGGATGAAGTAACACCAGTTGATGATTATATAATCGATTGCGGCGCGGTGATCTTGAGAGAGAACCTTGAACGCTATCTCAGGGAGCAGCTTGGTTTCAAATTTAAAAATGGGCAATAAAAAATCCACTCGGCAAAGTGGATTAGGTATGACTTGTTAAATTGATTGGTTAACTAATTATACCAAAATGCTCCATGAAAATCAATGGAGGTTGTTAGATATGAAATTGACGAGTGAACACATCAAATTAATGCGTGATGCTGATGAAATTGATTTATACATCGCTATTAGTCACCAAGAGAAAGAAAGATTTAAAGAAATACAGAAGTTTAACCCAGCCTTTATAAAGTGTTTTGAAGGTGATGAATTTGAAAGATTAACAGGTATAAAAGCGCCTGAAACTCCAAAAGAACAGATTTTAGCTGTATCACTTACTTATGATGGCAGAGCTTATTTGGAAAGGGAAGGAGAAAGAATTTTAGCGGAGGGGGATCGGCGATGACAAGAACAGTTAAAGTGGCATTCAGCGAGCGTGCGGAGGATCAGCAACGTTTAAGACAGGTCGGCGGTTCAATTGTATTCGCCAAAAACGGTAAAGCGCAGTTTAGTTTCCCTTCTATGGATCACTACTGGGAATGGCAGCGGCTTGGTGCAGAAGCGTACAAAAGAAAGGTGGGGCTGATCTGATGCAAGCCGAGGTTTTCGCTTCGACAGCGGACATGAGTCGGGACGAATGGCTTCTTGAGCGACGGAAGGGCATAGGCGGTTCTGATGCTTCCGTAATTTTAGGCATAAACAAATGGCAAACACCGTTTGAATTGTGGTTAGACAAAACAGGCCAGGTACCTGTAAGTGAATCAGGCAGTGAAGCTGCATACTTTGGCTCACTTCTTGAAGACGTTGTTGCAAAAGAGTTCGAGATTCGTAGCGGCAAAAAAGTTAGGCGGAGAAAAGCGATGCTCAGGCATCTCAAGCACGATTTTATACTGGCGAATGTTGACCGAATGATTGTTGGTGAAAAAGCCATTTTGGAGTGCAAAACCACGTCGGCATACAACCTGAAAGAGTGGGAAGATGATGAGATTCCCGACAGCTATATTGTGCAGGTTCAACACTATCTAGGAGTGCTGGGGTCTGAATATAAAAAAGCGTACTTCGCTGTCCTAATCGGCGGCAATAAATTCATTTGGAAAGAGATTGAGCGTGATGATGAGCTCATTGCGATGATCTTTCAAGCTGAGATTGAATTTTGGAATGAAAATGTATTGGGCGGACAGGCCCCTGTGCTTGATGGTTCGAGTGCAGCAGAAGAATATCTCAAGCAACGCTATGCCGAGGCAGAGGGCGGTAAAGTCGTTGATCTCACTTCAGCGAATAAAACACGGATTCAGCAATATTTGCAGCTTAAAGATCAGATCAACGAACTCCAATTGCAAGCGAAGGAATTAGAAAACCAGATTAAGCACGAAATGAAGGAAGCTGAATATGGCTTCATCGGAAACTATCAAACTAGTTGGAAGTCAGTTTCAACTAATCGGATCGACTCTAAGAAACTAAAAGAGCAGTTTCCAGACGTATACGAGAAAGTCATTAAAGAAGTCCAATTTAGACGCTTTGGAATCAAGGAGGTTAGCTGAATATGGCTACAAATCAATCGCTAAAAAGCAATATCCAGAAGAAACAAAACAGTGCTCCAGCACAACAGCAAGGGACAACAATGAAAGGTCTGCTTTCTTCTCCGGCAGTCATGAATCGTTTCGAAGAAGTTCTAGGGAAAAGGGCTTCCCAATTCACAGCGTCAATTCTGAGCCTTTACAACGGTGAAAAAATGCTCCAAAAGGCAGAGCCTATGAGCGTAATTTCATCGGCTATGGTGGCGGCTACGCTTGATCTGCCAGTGGATAAAAACTTGGGTTATGCCTGGATCGTTCCATATGGCGGCCGTGCACAATTTCAGCTTGGTTACAAAGGGTACATTCAGTTGGCTTTACGTACGGGTCAGTACAAATTCATCAATTGCATACCGGTCCATGAAGGAGAATTGCAAAAGTGGAACCCATTAACTGAGGAAATAGAAATTGATTTTGAAAAACGGGAATCAGATGCGGTTATTGGTTACGCTGCTTACTTTGAGCTTTTAAACGGTTTCCGGAAAACAGTGTATTGGACAAAGGCTCAAGTTGAAAAGCATAAAAAGAAGTTTAGTAAGTCGGACTTCGGCTGGAAAAACGATTGGGATGCAATGGCATTAAAAACTGTTTTGAAAGCGATTCTGAGCAAATGGGGCATCTTATCAGTAGAAATGCAGAAGGCTGTCATTGAGGACGATGAGGCACGAGAGCGCATTGACATCACTGACGAAATGTCTGAGCCAGAAATCATTGACGCAGAAGTATCAGAGGAAAAACCAAGTGCGCAGGATGCTGATCCTTTTGACGGCAAGCCTGTTGACATCAGTGACGATGACCTCCCATTTGATTAAGGTCGGCATCCCCTTCTGTTACAAGTGGCTGGCAGAAGGGGCGCCGAATCGCGCGCAGCTATTCCGTGCTTACGTCGAAGGCTATCTCAGAACTAATGAACCTGGCTTACGTTTAGTCCGCATCAGCGGAATGACAGCACTGTGTGAAAGGAAGTAGGTGAGCCATGAACTACCTGAAAGAAATGAACGGATTCATGAATTGGCTAGAAACGAATCCGTTGTCTGCTACAACTCAAGCATTATGGTTTCATCTTTTGCACATCAACAACAAGGCAGGGTGGCGGGAGTGGTTCACCACTTCAAATACCACTTTGCAAGCAAAGATTGAGATTTCCGAAAACACGTTGATCAAACACCGAAAGATGCTGATTGATCTTAAAAGAATTGAATATAAGCCGCAGGGGAGGAAAGCAGGGCAATACAGGATGATCTCATTTGAAACGCCTGTAACGGAGCAGGAACCTTCGGAAAAGCCTGTTCCTGAACCGACACCAGCACAAAAAAAGCAGCAGGAGGATGAGAAGAAAATGAAGAGTAACGCATTTGCATTTTTCGAGGATGAGGGATTTGGCCTTCTATCATCGTTCATGGCTGAGAAGCTTAATAGCTTGATAGACGATTATGGCGAAGATAAGGTGCTGGAGGCAATGAAAGAGGCAGTAACGCGGAACGCTCGCAACTTGGCCTACGTGCAGCGCATTCTCCAGTCAAATAAGAACAAAAGTAAGGAGTGGCAACATGGAAACACACAAAACGCAAAGTACGGACGCGGCAATGGCAGCAATACTGAAAAAGCTTCAGGAAAGGTCAGCCCAATTTTCGGCGGGGTCGGCCGGGTCAGAAGAAAAGGCTGAATACGAATGCCCGAAATGCAAAGATCAACTTGGCTACATCGAGAACAAGGACGGATATGAGGTTTGGGTCCGGTGTAAATGCATAGAGCGCCGACGGATCCGGAAGCTGATGAATTCTAGTGACATAACTGCTGAATTTGAGAAGTTGAAGTTCAAGAATTTTATCACCGACGGGAAGCCAGCTGTCGTGAAAGACACTTACGATACTGCGGTGGAATACTACAAGGATTTTGACAGCATCCGGGGCACCCGAAGCAACAGCATTGCATTACTGGGACAGCCGGGCTCAGGGAAGACGCACCTGTTAACAGCTATTTCAAACAAGCTGATCAAATCAAAGAACATCGCAGTTCAGTATTTTCCTTACGTGGAAGGCTTCAACGATCTGAAAGATGATTTTGACAAGCTTGAAGAAAAACTTAATCGCATGAAAGAGGTTGAAGTGCTGTTCATAGATGATCTGTTCAAGCCTGTGTACACAAATACCAAAGAAGGACGGATTAAGAAACCACGGGCAACCGATTGGCAGGTGGAGCAGACATACTCCGTCATCAATTATCGATATCTGAACCATAAACCGGTTCTTATCTCAAGTGAATTAGACATCGGAGAGCTGGTGGATATAGACGAAGCACTCGGCACCCGGATTTACGAAATGTGCGCGGATTATTGCGTGATCATCAAGGGCGACAGAATGCAATTAAATCATAGATTGGCAGGGTTGCGGAATGGATGAAAAAACGAACGTTATAGGATCCAAAGGAATGTATTTGTTCGGGCCTGCTGAACAAAAGGGCGGCAAGGACCTCACACCGGCTATCCGGGTGCTTGAGGAAAAGATCAGACAAATGGAGCTGATGCGCAGTGCTTAAAGCGGTGATCCTGCTGCCGGCCATCATACTGACCGCGCCGTACAAGGAAAGGCAGATCCAGCATTGGGAACAGATTGACGGGAGGTAAGGAGAATGAGGGAAATTAAGTTTCGGGCTTGGAGCAATAAATATCAGCATATGTTTAGGGGTAGTGAGATTTCACAAGACAGAAGCGGTTATACACACGGAATAGTCGATGCAGAGTTTAAAAATGAATTTGAACCGGAATTTGACAGTCCGTTTGCTTGGATTGGCCGTGTAGATTTTAAAAAGTCATCTGATGGACGTGTTGCTGCTTTAGGTCAGAACCCAGATGATGAACCCTTTTATTTGATGCAATACACCGGATTGAAGGACAAAAGCGAGGCCAGGCAGGAGATTTGGGAGGGAGACATTCGAAAAGACGCTTTGGGGAGAATATTTAAGGTTGTTTACGACAATGATTTGGCCGCATTTTACGGAGAATATACTAACGGGCATTATGAGTCTCTTGGTGATTGCGGGCCGGATTCTGAATTTCTCGGAACAGTCTATCAAAATCCTGAGCTTTTGGAGGCATCACATGTTAGCCAATAAATACGGCGCCAGAAAAACACTAGTGGACGGCATCACGTTCGATAGCCGGGCCGAAGCTAAATACTATGAGCAGCTGAAATGGCTCAAGGTGAGCAAGCAGATCAAAGATTTTAAGCTGCAGCCACGGTTCCTATTGCAAGAGGCATTCAAAAAGAACGGCAAAACTTTTCGGAAGATTGAATATATTGCAGACTTTGAGGTTCATAACTTGGACGGCAGCATCGAGATCATTGACATCAAGGGCGTGGAAACAAAGGAATTTGCCATCAAACGCAAGCTGTATGAGCGGCTTTATGATACGCCACTCAAGGTGCTGGCTCTGGATAAGTCACTTGGCTTCATCGAGCTGGACGAGCTGAAAAAACTCAAAAGAAAGGCGGAAAAGTCCACTGTTAAACGTGGTAATCGCAGACGATCGGCCGTTGTGGGTGCAGGAAGAAGATAATCTCATGGCCTGTATGACACGTTGCTCTCAGTTTAAGGCATGCGCCAGCCGAATGGGTTCTGATTGTAAGAAGCTCGGCGGCACGGAAATTCCCAAAATCAATTCAGGAGGTAGATACCATGGAACAGCAAAGCATCAATCCTTACCTGCCAGGACCGGTTGAGGAATGGAAGATGACACCGGAACAGCTGGCGGAATACGTGAAAAAGCATCCGATCGTTTACCGGGAGGAATTGAAACCATCGCCAACATTCACAATGGCCGGATGGAAACCTGATCACTATTAAACACAAAAAAAGCACCGAAGCAGAGCCCCGGCGCTTTGATATGAACTGGTACTTCTATCATAGCACAGGGGGCGCTAAGAATGTACAACCCAAGAGAAATTAATTTAAGCAAAGATACAACAATCGAACAGGCAATTGAGCCGGGCAAAATACAGATCATCGTTTTAGACGGGAGCCAGGGCACCGCACATGTCTTGGAAGCCCCGGAGCATGGCAAAACAATCATTCAAACGGCAAAGGGAAGCTTTGCTCGAGTTGATCATGAAATAGGTTTCAAAATCAAATAGCAGGGGCTTTCCCCTGCGGGGGAGGAACGGACATGGATAAATTACAGGAAGTTAAAAAATTTGAAATTACCATCTTCACGAGTTGGTTAAAGAAATACGCCGAATGCGGGGAAGGTTTAGAAAAAGCTTGGCACTTTCTGATTGAACAAGCTGAACTGGCTGAAAAGCGTCAGGAAATCATCAAGGAAAACAAGCGTCAGCAGGAAGTAGCGGTTCATCAATTCAAGCAGGCACAGGAAGAGATTCGGCTGCTTAAACAGGAAAATGCGCGATATGAATATCTTTTAGGTGAGTCGGAGTTGAGCGATAAAATTCAAAGCATTTGTGATCATTGTAAACTCACTAGCGGTGGTAGGGAGATAACCATAAAAGACGAAGAATTCGGCTTTCTAATTGAGGAGGCCAATAAATCACATCGGCTACAAGAGGAGAACAAGCGTTATAAAAACGCATTAAAATTTTACGCGGAAGAAACAACATACACAGTAGAATTTGAAGACTGTCCGCCTCCTATTGATATGGATTGGGGAGATACCGCAAAAAAAGCATTAGTAGGTGATGCGGAATGATTCCTTTACAAGTAGAGCTTCAGCGGGCAGTCAAAGCCACGAAAGACGAAGCGATGACAGTTGAGCAGGCGGCGGAACATTTGAAAGTGCATCCAGATTACATACCGGTGCTCGTGGCAAAATCAGACGATCTGAAAATGATCGGTGATGAAACTATCATCGCAAAGCGTGATAAGACAAACGGTTGGCTCATTGGGGCGATGGTTTTGGTTTTATTCTTTGCAATCGCAGTCGGCTGGGAATAG